CGCGGCCGGCGGGCGGGCCTCGTCCGGGTCGCGCGCGTACAAGGCCCAAGGTAAGGCGAACGCCGGCGGGCCCGGGGAGTCGGCCGGGATCGGCCTCGGCGACCTCATGGCGGGCCGGCGCGACGGAGCCTCCCGGGATCCTGGCAAACACGCGGGCGGGAGGCCCTCGAAATTCGGCGAGGTCGACCTCGATCAAGTCGAGGCGATCGCCGCTTTCGGACATATCGAGGAGGAGATTGCTTTGATCCTCGGGATCGCTCCCTCGACGCTCGCCCTCTATAAAAAAAATCATCCGGAATTTTTAGAGGTCCTCCGGCGCGGGAAGCTCCGGGCGGACGTCAACGTCGAGCGATCGCTCTACTCGAAGGCCCTCGGGAAATACGCTTGTCCGCATTGCGGGAAGCCCGTCCCGGGACCGGCCGCGGATACGACGTCAATTATTTTTTGGCTTAAAAATAGACTCCGCCGGATATGGCGCGACCGTCAAGAGGTCGACGCGCCGGAGATCGAAAAGGCGCTTTATGAGCTCTCCGATAAATTCCTCCCGGCCTCTATGACCGAGAAAACGCCGGCCTCCGAGGTCGAGAAAAATAAAAAGTCCGGGCATGAAAAAAAATGAAGCGGATCGGCCGGCTCGTCGTCGCGATCCTCGCGGTCGTTATGCTTAACGCCGCGGCCGGCGGCGAGGCTCCAGGATCCGCCGGCGGCGATCGCCCGCGGATCAATCTCAATAAAATTTTAAATCCTTATCATACGGATATTTTCCGGAGCGAGGATCCGGAGCTTTGGGTTTACGGAGGGGCCGGCGCGGGAAAATCGTACTCGATCGCCGATAAAATCCTCCTCAAGTCGATCCTTAATCCTGGACGTCAAAAGGGAGTCCTCGTCCGAAAGACACTCGCGAGCCTCCGGAAAACGACGCTTGATATTCTCGAGCGGCGCGCCGAGGCCCTCCGGCTTAACCTCTCGATCGATCGTCAAAATTGGATTGCTCGCGTCGGCGACCTTTCAATCGTCCTTACCGGGATGAACAATAAGGACGATCATCAGAAAATAAAATCCCTTACGGACGTTGATTTCGTTTGGGTGAATGAATTAACGGAGCTCCGCGAGGACGATTATCGCGAGCTCCTCCTCCGGATCCGCGGCGGCGAGTCCAAGCTCCGCCGGCAAATGATCGCCGACTTTAATCCGATCGGGAAAACCTCTTGGATTTATGATCGCGGATGGGCCCGCGGCCTCGACCGGACCGCTCGGAAGCTCCGATATACCGTCCTTGATAATCCTTGGGCTCAAGCGGAATATATCGAGCATTTAAAATCGACGGCCTCGGACGATTTAAATTTTTACAATATTTATTTCCTCGGCGAATGGGGCGAGCTCAAGGGCGTTATTTTTAATTGGGACGTCGTCGACGAGCTCCCGGCAATCGGATTCGACGAGATTATTTTCGGCGGAGACTTTGGATATACGGTCGATCCCGCGGCCGTCGTCCGGATCTATCGGCGCGCGGATGAGTATTGGATTGAGGAGCTCATTTATTCGACCGGATTGACAAACCGGGACCTCGCCCGGGCCGCGCTCGCCGCGGGCGTCCCGGCGACGGCGTCGATTTATTGGGACTCCGCCGAGCCCAAGTCGATCGACGAGCTCCGCCTCGACGGGCTCCGCGGATCAAAGCCCGCGATCAAAGGGCCCGGGAGCGTCAATTTCGGGATCGACTTTCTCCTCTCGAAAAAAATCCATATGCTCGCGAATTCTCCGAACCTCATCAAGGAGGTCCGGTCCTATGTCCGAAAGAAAGATAAGGACGGGAGGACGCTCCCGGAGCCCATGGCTTACAACGATCACGCGATCAAGGCGGCGACTTATGGTATAGTTTCAGCGGCGCAAAGGAGCGGGCGGGCCTTTGTCGGGCAATCCGGCGGGGAGGTTTATTGATATGCTCAACAGAAAACAGAAAAAAATCCAAGCGCTCTCGGCCGAGCTTTCCGGGATCCGACAAGTCGTCAAGCTCCAGGCTCAAGCGATCGACACGTTTTCGACGGCTCAATCGAAGCGATATGCCGGGAATGAATACCGGGATTATAAGCTAACGATCGCCGAGATCGCGAAAAAATACGACGGATCCTCGGAATGGGGCGTTTTGCAAACCGGGAATATTATCGACGTCCGCGCGGCCTTTATCGTCGGGCAAGGCGTCGCGCCGATCCCGATCGAAAAGGCGGACGCCGGCTCGGACGAGATTAAATTCGCCCGGGATTTTTTCGCGTTCAATAAATTAAATCGAAACATGGCTCTCGAAATGGCAAAAGAGGCCGAGGTCGAGGGCTGTTTTTTGGGGCAATTAAATTTTGTCCCGAACGAGAAACAAGTCTCGCTCCGATTTAAATCTCGGATTGACACTCCTTACACGGTAAAAACCGCGGCCGGAGATTATCTCGATTATACTTCGGTAGAATTCGACGCGGCCGGAACGTCCGCGCTCAAGGCGGACGAGTTCGTTTATGCTCGTTTCGGAGGCCGGCTCTCGAAGCTTAATGAGCCCATGCCGAAGGTCGGGAAATGCTTAACCCAAATCGAGGCGATCGACAAGGCCCTCCGAGATCTCCGGGAGATCAATCATTTATTCGCCGCTCCGATCCCAACAATCGAATGCTCGACGGCCGAGGACGCGGAGAAAATGGCGGAGGACGCGAAGGAAATAAATTGGGCCCTCCGGAAGCTTATCGCGATCTCCGGGAAGTTTGTTTTCGCCGCTCCGAACGTCCAGGGCGGGAGCGACTCTCTCGAAAAAGAGATAACGACAAACGCGAAAATGGTCTCCGGGACGACCGGGACGCCTCCTCATTTTCTCGGATTTCCCGAGCTCTTGAGCAATCGATCGACGGCCGATAATTTAATGGAAAGCGTCCAGGCCTCGACGATGAAAGAGCGCGGGACATGGCTCGACGCTTACGAGGAGATCCTCCGGAAAGCGATCGCGATCTATAATCGCGAGTCCGGGCTTAAACCGCTCGATCCGCGGAAATTGAAAATCGTTATTCCGTTCGTAACCGCGGAAGCTTGGAAGCGGATATCCGAGCTTTATCTCCCTCTCTATTTGGCCGACGGGCTCTCCCTCGAGACGCTCCTCGCCCAAATCCCGGAGCTCGACGTCGACCGGGAGCTCGAGGCGATCGCAAATAAAAATAATGCGGATCTCGATCGCTTTTCAAAGGGAGGGCTTGACACGGAGAAAAAAGGCGTTCAGGATAAGGGCGCAAGCGACAAAGGCGAGGAGGTCGAATAATGAACGAAGAAAACACGCGGCCGCTCATTATGGGGGCGATCAAACCGATCCCTCGCGGAACAAAGTCCGGCGGGCCCGGGCTTACGACGAACGATATAAAGCCTCGGCCGATCGTCCGGCCGGCCGGCGCGAAAAAGAAAGCCCGACGGCCGGCAATCTCGACCGAGACCGCAAAGCCTCCGGTCCGGATCCCGCGGCCCGAGTCGCTCTATAATCCCGAGGCGCTCCCTCCGGCTCCCGTCAAAGCGCCGGAGGTCCCGGCTCCCGCTCCTGTCGTCGAGCTCCCGGATCCGGCGATCCCGGCGGAGGTCCCGCCGGCGGACGTCCAGGCTCCGGAGCCCGTCAAAAAGAAAACGTCCACAAGGCCCAAGGCGAGGCGATCGACCTCGGCCTCGACCTCCCGGGCCGGCTCCTCCTCGATCGAGCCCAAGGGAGGCGAGCATAAGCCCGCCCGGGCCGGCGCGCGGCGAGCGAAGAAACGGACCGCGAAAAAATGAACCGTTTAAAGCGATCTCTCCGGCGTTTCGTCTGGAAAAGGCGAGCCCGGGCCGTAGGCCGAACGCTCGACCGATTGGAGCTCGCTTTTAAGGCCGGCAATTATTCCCGGACCGAGCGGAAAATGATCCTCCGCGGCTTTTTATCGTCGAGCGAGTTTCGCTCCGATATAATCAAGCTCCTCTCCCGGGTGTAAATATGCGAACGATCGAAGAAAAAGAGCTCGTCCTTCCGATCCGATTCCCGATTAAAACCGGAAAGTTTGCCGGTAAGGTCGAGGGCGGGATCCGCGGCGTCGTCCGGGTAAGGACAAAGGGCCCGATCGCGATCGCTTATTTTTTACTCGCGTTAAAGCTGTTTATCATGGGAACGAGAAAGGCTCTCTCGATTTAAGGATCCTTAAAAATGAAAATCTCCGCGCGAATTCTTGCTATGGCCGAGGACGAGCTCCTCGGGATGATCTCGCCGCGGGCGATCCGCGATATCAAGCGCGAGGATCCGACGCCGATATTTAAGGCGTTTATCGTCGGGCAAGAGGGCGAGGCTCGGCCGAAAGTCCTCGGCCTCGGCGCGACCGTTCAACGATGGTATTATTCCGCGATCGAAAAGCTAACCGAAAAGCTCGCCCTCGGGACGCCGGCCTATCACAATCACGCGGCCGACAACGGGCCGGCCGGCCGGCAACCGATCGGCGAGATCGTCGGAAAGGCTTTTAAAAAGCTCGGCGAGGTCGCCTCCTCGATCGCGGTCGCTTATATTTATCCTCCCTTTCGAGATCTCTCCCTTGATATCGCGTCGATCGAAGCGGATATCCTCGCTCCGTCGGCCGACGTCAAGGACTTCGCGGTCCGGGATCTCGACGTTTTAGGAGTCTCCGGCATTGCCTTCGGCAATTCCGCGCTCAATAGTCCGGCGTTTCCTGGCGCGACGCTCCTCGCCCAAGTCCAGGCATTCGCCGAGCAATCCGTTTCAATCCAAGGAGGAAACGAGAAAATGCTTACCGCCGAACAAATCAAGGCCGCGATCGCCGAGGGAAAGTTTAAGCCATCGGACTTGTTTCCGAGTCGAGAGCTTGTCCTCGATCCGATCGTCGTCGAGCTTGTCGACGAGAAAACTCACGACCTCAGAGGCTTTCAAATCCGAAAGCTCAAGGACGCGGACGATAAAGTCGCGTCCCTCTCGAAGGAAAACGAGGAGCTCAAGGGGAAGATGAAAACCTATGAGAGCAAGGAAACCAAGGGCCGGGCCCGGGAGGTTTTCGACGCGGCGATCGCGGAGAGGCCCAAAGTCAAAGGCGACGATCGGCTTTTAAAGTTTCTCAATGACAACTATGAGAGAGGCTTTAATCCGCCCGACGACGCCGGCAAGCTCAAGGACGAGATCAATAAGTTTTTGGACGAGCGCGTCCAGAAATTCGAGGAGATCGTCGGGAAGCCCGCCGGCGGGAACGGAGCGGGATCCGGATCCTCAGGATCCGGCGCGGCCGGCGACGCGGGCGGCGGGACGGGCTCCGCGGACGTCTCGAAAAACCTCCAGGATCCAAAGAATAACGACCTTATCCCGACGGATTAAACGGAGGTTTTTTCATGGCAATTACCGGGATCAAGATGAGATCGGAAAAATATCGCGTTATGCACGTTACCGTCCCCTCGGGCGGAGTCGTCGCCGGCGCGATGAACCTTATCGAGTCGACCGTCGTTGTCTATTTCGAGACGAAAGCGGCCGGCCTCCTCGTCGCGGCCGTCAACGGATGCGACAAAATTCTCCTGCCTAAGGCCGCGGGCTCGGCGCTCGCGATGGCTCAAGGGTCGAAGGTCTATTTCGACAATTCCGCGAAGAACGTAACGCCGACGGCCGGCGGGAATACGCTTTGCGGGCGAGTCCTCGAGGCCGCGTCCGGAGCGGCGACCGAGGTCCTCGTCGACTTCAACGGGACTTGCGCGGCCTAAGCGCGGATCCGAAAGGAAAAGGCAAAAAACATGAGAAGGATTTTTTCGGATCTCTCGAAGCTCGATTTTTCGACGCCGTCCGGCCGGGAAAAGATTTTCGCGGCCGTTCAATACTTCGCTTCCGGCGGGCCCGCAAAGGCCGAGGCCGAGCGATATCGGAAAGCGGTCCAGGCGTTCGGCGGGCCCGGGGATTTCCCGGCCGCGGCGCTCTCGATTATCGAAAAATTCCACGCGACGCCGGCCTATGATATGGGCTATGAGGAGATTTTCGATATCCGCGACTTTACCGGGACGACCGAAAGCGGATTCGAGATCCTCGACGTCGAGGATGGGCTCACGTTCGCCGAGGTCCCGAACGGCGGGAAGGCCCACATCTACAAAATGGCCGGCGCGAAAACGACCGTCAATTTCGGCCTCTATGGAGGCGGGCTCGGATGGCTTCGGACGTTGATCGACGATAAAAAATATTGGACACTCGAGGACTCGGCGATCGCGTTCGTCAACAAGGCCGCGGCTCATAAGGCCGAATGTTTTTACGCTCTCCTGGAGGCGCTCGGCGTCGGACATGATATCGCTTGGCAATTGCCGGATCCCGCGGCGCTTCCGAACACGGCCGAAACCTATACGGCGAACCGCGACGCTCAGACCTTGAACCTCGCCGCGACGACGATCCTCCTCGCGATCGCTGATAAGGGATACGGCGTAACCGCTCAAAATGCGAATTTCGTCGTCGTCGCTCCGCTCCAAATGGTCGGCCGGCTTAACGCCGCGCTCTCGCTCATGCTCCAGGCGACCGGCGGCTCCGCGACGAAGATCGCTTACAAGTTCCGGCTTATCCCGACGACGCTCCTCTCCGTCGCGACCGACTATTACGTCGGGATCCCCAAGCTCAAGGCGAAGGGCGGGAACCGGATGAACCTCACGATTTTCAATCAATTCGACGCCGTCGCATATTCGGACATCGCCGTCGGATGGGAGCGTTTCGGCGGAGCTCTCGCCGATCAGGATCAATTCGCTCGGTGTAAATCCGCTTAACCTCGGATGAGCTTTCCAAGCGGGCGGGGAGGGGAGACGCCTCCTCGCCCGTTTATCTTTAGCGGGGAAAAATGGGAAATGAAGTCTTGACTCTGCACTCCTGCCGCGTCCGGCAAATCCTCGAGCATTCAAAGGCCGTCCGTATGGCCGCGGCCGCGTCCCGAAATTGGGCGGCGCTCGCGCGTCAAGGATCCGATCGTCCCGAGACTCGAGCTCTCGCCGAGCTCAAGGATGGAGCATGGAAAGGCCGTCGCTGTTTTATCGTCGCCGGCGGGCGATCGCTCCGAGGCTTTGACTTTAGCCGGCTCCGGGGCGAGAGGACGATCGCGATCAATAAGGCCCTCCTCGAGGTCCCGTTCGCGGACGTCCTTTTCGGAATGGATTATCAATTTCTCGAATGGATTTTACGAGGCGACCTCGGCGAGGATTATCGGCGCGCCTTTCTTCGGTTTACCGGGGAGAAAATTTGGCTTAATTTAACCGGGACCTCTTATCCTTATCCGCGCGACGTCCGCGTCCTCCTCGGCGCGGGGGAGATCGGATGGACGAAAACGCTCGAGGCCGGCCTCTATCATGGGAATAATTCTGGATATGGCGCGATAAATCTCGCGCTCCTCCTCGGAGCGGATCCGATTTATCTCCTCGGATACGACATGAAGGAGCCCGGGCATTATCATTCCGGATATCCGACGAAAACGCCGACGGCCTCGATCCAGACGTTTAGAGAGTCGATCGAGGCCGGCGCTCGCGAGCTCACGGCCGACGCGCCGAGAATTATCAATTTAAATCCAAAGTCGGGCCTTCGCTGTTTTCCTTTCGGATCGATCAAGAAGGTCCTCCCGGAAATCCCGCGCGACGGCCTCGCTCCAAAATGGACGGTCGTCTCTTTTTATACGATCGGGACCGGATACGAGGAGGAAAGGAAAAAGCTCGAGGCCTCCCTCGATCGGCTCAACATTTCCCATAAACTTTTCCCGGTCTCTCCTCGCGGATCCTGGAGGACAAATCTCAATTATAAGTCCGAGGTTATCCTCCGGGCTTTCGATATGTACCCGGATCGCGATATCGTTTTTATCGACTCGGACGCGATCGTCCGAAATTATCCGGAGCTATTCGACAAGCTCTCCGCTTATCATACTTACACGATGGCCGCTCATTTTCATCCTTACAAGGGAAACAATATTCCCGGGGGATCCCTCCTCTCCGGGACTCTATGGTTTCAAAATTCTCCGAGCGGCCGCGAGCTCGTCAAGCTCTGGCATAAAATCGGCCTCGAGAACGAGTCGATCCGCCATCAACATTGTCTCCGCCTCGCCCTCGAGGAGCTCCGCGCGGCCGGCCGGCCGGTCGAGGTTTGCCGGCTCCCGCGCGAGTATACTTTGATTTTTGATTATTATGCCGGCGAGGGAGTCGTCCCGATCGTCGAGCATTTTCAAGCCTCGCGCCGGCTCCGCTCCGAAGTCGGAACCGGAGGCCCTCTCCTCGACTCGAATTTTACAAGGATCAAGGGGGAGCATTAATGAACCTTTCCGCGGTCGTCGTAACTTATCGCCGGCTCGTCTCGATCGAGCGGATCCTTTCCGCTTGGCTCGGAGAGACGCGGGACGTTTGGCTTTGCGATTGTTCGCGCGAGGGCGTCCGGACGGATCTCCCGGTAAACATTATCCGGGCGATCCCGGATCCCGGGAATCGAATCCGACACGCGATCGCGCTCCTTACGGAGGGCGAGTTCGTCGTTAAGGCCGACGACGACGTCCTCCCTCGTCCCGGGATCGCGCGAGACTTTGTCAATTTTCAACGGTCGATCGGGCCGGCAATTCTCGGGATCCATGGCCGGAAGTTCAACGGCCGGGAATATTATTCGCAAACGAAGCTTTTCGGATCGAAGGAATTATCCGCGGTCCAGGAGGTCGACTTTGTCGGCGTTATGACTTGCGCGCCGCGATCGCTCCTCGCGTTCGATCTCCGCGGGTGTGGCTCCGCGGTCGAGGATCTCTTTTGGCAAATGGGGCCCGCGCGTCGAGCTCGGAAGTTTGTTATCCCGACGGATAAATTTATGCATTTGGCCGAGAGCAAGGACGCCGGCCGGCTTTGCGGGACGCCGGAACAAAAGCAAGCGCGGGCGGATTATTTCCGGGCGATGTATGACAAGGGATATAAATGAAAAAAATCGCGATCGTAACGAACCGCCTCGACAATCGCGGAAACGCGACGAACGGGATCCGGGTCGGCCGAGCGCTCGAGCGTCTCGGATATCGCGTCGACGTCGTCGAGCATTCGACTTTAAGCGACGGCCTCCCGGCAATCGCCGCGGCGGACCTCGTCCTCGCTTTTGGGACGCTCCTCTATCCGCGAAATGTCGAACACGCGGACATTATCGCCCGATCGAAACGGCCGCGCGCGCCGTTCGCGCTCTGGTATTTCGACGCCGTCAATCCGGACTTCGCCCATAGTCGCCGGAAATTCGAGGCTCTCCTCGCCGTCGCGCCGTCGCTCGATTGGCTTTTTACGACGGATCACTCTTATCCTTGGGAGGGCCTCGTCCCGAAATACCGTCATTTATTCCAAGGCGTCGACCTCTCGGATTATAAAACGCTCCCGCCGGCGTCCGGCCGGCCCTCCGTCGACGTCATTTTTACGGGCGGATCTCATGGCGCTTTTTCCGATCGCCGAAAGCTCCTCGAGGCGATCGCCTCTCGCTTTTCCCTCGTTACTTATGGGAGCGACTCTCCTCGATACGTCGTCGGCTCTCAATTCATAGAGGCTTACCGGGACGCGCGCGTCGCCCTCGTTCCGCCTCCGCCGGCCGGCGTCCCGAATTATTGGAGCAATCGGATTTACCTCGCGGCCGGGACCGGGACGCCTTGCGTCGTCGGATGGGCTCCAGGCCTCGAGGATCATTATACCGACGGATCCGAGGTCGTCTATTTTCGGAGCTCGTCGGATATGCTCGAGGCGATCTCCGGCCTCCTCAAGCGGCCTGAGCTCCGGGCCCGGATCGGAGAGGCCGGCCGAGCGAGGACGCTCCGAGATCATACTTACGAGGCCCGGGCCCGCGAGCTCCTCGGCGCGATATCCGGAGGCCTTGGGAAATGAAGCTCGCTCCGTTTGGGGAAAAATGGGACGGCCGGGAGCTTTGGAAATATTCGCCCGGAGATATCGTCCGCGACGTCGACACGAAATATTTTTATGCCGATAAGGACATGGAGTCCTTTATAAAAAAATATAAAAACGGCCGATCCTGGAAGCGGAGGATAAAAGCTCTCCGCGCTCTTTACGATCCCCAAAGGCCCGACTTGCTTTATTATTGCCTCGCTTGCCGGAGGATCGAGGACGGAGCTCATCGGTTTTTCATGGCGGGAGAGGACGGGATCCCGAGCTTAAACGTGAGGATCGGCGCGGGCTGTTATAAATCAATTCGCCCGATCAAATGGGATCATCAAATCCATGAGGTTATAAGCGAGCTCGTCGAGGACAAAAAAGATAGGGCTTGGCTCTCGGCTTGCTACCTCGACAAATGGCCGCGCTTTTCTTGGCTCGATTTTAGGGGCCGGTCCTTCCTCGACGTCGGATCTCAATCGGGCTTTTCCTGCCTCGCCGCTTGGAGTCGAGGCGCTCGATATTCCGTCGGCGTCGAGATCCGGCCGGAGCTCGTCGCCGTCGCAAAGCGCGCGCGGCGGGACCTCGGCGTCCCGGACGAGAAAGTCGACTTCCTTTCCGCCGATTGGGTCAACGTTCAATTCCCGGAAAAATTTGATATAGTCTCATGTATGGGACTCCTTCATTATTGGTCGGCGTCGGCTTATCCGGGGATCCTCGCGAGCCTCGCCGAGGCTTGCCGGGAATTTTTAATCCTCGAGCTCCGGTCGACCGGGAGGGAAGCGGTCGAATTAAAAACCGTCGGAAAGCAAACCGTCGCCTCCGCGGGATGGCTCCTCGAGGCGCTCGCTGTCAACGGATTTAAACCGATCGCTCGGGATATTCGCGAGCCCGGACGCCGCGAAATTTGGATTTCGAGGAGGGCTTAAAATGGCGATAGGATGGCTCGCAAATCTCGACGAGGCGATCCTTTATTTTCAGACGGAGCGGCTCGAGTCCGCTTTTTGGGACGCCTTGACTTATGTTTCCGGGGGAAAGGACGAGCGCGTCGCGGCGCTCCTCCAGGCTTACAACCGGATCCGGAAAGCGTCCGGCGTCTCGATCCCGGCGTCGCCCTCGGCCGCGGAGCTCGCCGAGCTCAAGCTCGCTCAATTGGAAATGGCTTATTATCTCGCCGGACACGCCGAGGACGAGGACAAGCGCCTCGGCCTCCAGGCTCAAAACGTCGTCTCCGCCGGATACGTTCAAGAGACTTATAAGCTCGACCGTCCCGGGACGCTCCCGCCGGCGATCCTCGAGCTCCTCGCGAGCTTTATCTCGGCCCGATCGATTATCGCGGTCGATATCCGGCGCGACGAAAACCTCGACGTCGACGGAGTCCCGAACGCTTAAAAATGGCAACGAAAAAGCTCGGCCTCATCCCGGTAAAAAATCGGGTGAAGCTTATCGAAACGGCATACTCGAGGGCCGGCGATCGCGTCCTCCGGATCCTCTCGGACCTTAATCCGGCGACCTTTACGGCGGCGATCGGCGGGCGGGCCCGCGGCCGGATCAATGCGATCGTCCGGGAGCTCGACGCCTTCGCCGGCAAATGGGCCCGGGCCGCGGTCCGGGAGGCTTACCTCGAGGGCTCCCTCGTCGCCCGGACGAGGCTCGAGAATATCGGCGCGGAGAAAAAGTCGCCGAAAAAATACAATCCGGCGAGGCATGAGAAGGCGATCGCGGCGCTCGTCGCCCGGACCGCCGGCGATCTCCTCAAGGCAAATCGAACGATCGGGACCTCGGCCGGGAAATATCTCTCGCTCCTCTCGCTCGCGGCCTCGGAAGTCAAAAAGGTCCAGGCATTCGAGGAGGTCGAGGTCGAGGCGTTCGCCGACGCGAGCCTCGGGAAAGGCGTTAAACGGATCGTCAAGCGATCGCTCGCCGGCGGGCCCGACGGCGTCTCCTCGATCGCGCGCGGGGCGATCTCCCGGATGATTAAAGACTATCTCATTAAAAAAATCGCCGGCGCGGATTTTATCGAGATCAACGATCGGCATTTTTCTTTGAAAAGTTATTCCGAAATGCTCGCGCGGACCGGCCTCCGCGAGGCTCAAACGAAAGCGACGAAAGAGCTCTGCGATCAATACGATAATGATCTCGTCCAATTTTCTCAACATGACGATCCTTGTCCCATATGCGAGCAATACGAGGGCGAAGTCTTTTCGCTTTCCGGGGCGTCGGATAAATATCCCGCGCTCCCGCCCGAGGCCGAGCCTCCGGTCCATCCGAATTGTGAGCATAATTTAAATCCGACGTCGGAAAACGCTCTCTCCTGGAGGGCTCGTTAAATGGTAAAAATTTATTTAACGGATCCGATCACTTTCCGCCGGCGGACCGGGATCTCCGATTATCAGACGCCGACATATCTCGACCTCCTCGTCATGGGAAAAGTCCGCCTCGGGACGAAGCTCGTCCGGGATATCAAAGGCGAGCTCGTCGTCTCCGGCGCGAGCGTCCTCCTCCCGCTCTCGATCGGGGAGATCTCTCACGACGATTTAATCCAGGTCGTCGCCGGCGTCGATCGATCGATCATTACGATCAATCCCGTCGGCGGATGGAGGCCGGATCATTGGGAGGTTTTTCTCCAATGATTAAAACGGGCTCGCTCGTCCTGGCCGCGCTCGCCCTCGACTCGGTCGAGGCGATCTCGGATCTCGCGGAGATCTCCGGCCGCGACGAGCTCGACCGCCGGGATCCCGCCGGCCGGCCTCCTCGCCGGCGCGAGCGGATCCGGGAAAACGAGCGGCGGGCCGCGGCTCGCTTTAAAACGAGGGCCGGCCGATGAGCGGCGCGCTCGAGGGCGGAGGTTACTCGGCGGACTTCCGGGAATTCGATCGGAAATTTTTAAACGCGGCGCTCGTCCAATATCCCGAGGCCGCGGAAAAAGGATTATTCGAGGCGCTCTCGGAGCTTAAAAACGACGCGGACAACGTCCCGCCGAGGACGCCTCACCTAGAGGGCAACCTCCGCGGAGATTATACGTTTATCCTCGACGGGATCCGAAACGTCAAGCTCGTCGAGAAGTCCGGAGGCAAAGGATCGGCCCATTATCCTGGCGGAGAAAAGCCCGTCCTCCGGCCGAACGCGAAAAATATTATCGTCAAGCTCATTTTCCGAATGCCTTACGCGGCCCGATGGCATGAGACGACCGCGGAAATAAATTGGAGCGAGGACGGCGTCGGCCCGAAATATGTCGAGAGCAAGCTCGCGACCTTCGGGGAAAAATATATGGGAATAACCGCGGCTCCGGTCCGGGCCCTCTCTGGAGGTTAAAAAATGCTCGCGGAAATATCTCGCTTTATCGTTACGAAAATCCCGGGCCTCACGCTCGGGGGAAATTTTCAATTCGGATATCGGCCGACGACGGCTCCCGTCCGATGCTCCGTCGCTCAAGAGGCGAGCCCGTCTCCTGTCAATTTTTTCTTAAAGGACCGCGTCGACTTTATGCTCCAAATTATCTCCCGCGCGGCCGACTATGAAACCGCGCGCGCGGATAATTATAAATTTTACGACGCGCTCCATGGGACGGCCGGATGGTCGATCCCGGCGCTCGTCTCCGGCGGGCAAGCGTATCGGGCCGAGGTCGTCGAGGCGATCGCGGCTCCTCAGTATATCGGGATGGACGGGAAGTCGCCCGAATTTTCGATAAATTTTATTTTTAGGATGGAAAAAGCTTGAACACTCCAGGCGGGCCGGCGCGGATCCAGGGCAAGACGAGGCTTTCGAGCCCGCCTCCGGGCTCCCGGGGCCGGAAAAAACGTTCGCCTTTTGTGGGCGATCCTGGAGCGATTTCCATTTTTGCCGAAAAGGGAATAAAATCCCTTGCGGATATCGAAACTCTTTAGGAGGTTTCAACATGGCAAGTCCAAACAAGGATCTCGGGCCTTGCGGCGCTTATTGGAACGGCGTCCATATCGGCCCGACGCTCGGCGGGATCAAGTTTAAAGACGACCTCAACTCGGAGGACATTTTCGAGGACGGACACGGAAAGACGCCGGTCGACTCCGTCTCCGTCGGCCGGATTACCTCCTGCGAGGTCCCGATGACGCGCTCGTCCTGGGCTCAATTGAAAGCGATGATCCCGGGCTCGACCGGAGGCTCGTCAAACCTCGAGGTTTATAACTCCGTCGGGCTCGACTTTTTCGCTCTCGCGAAAGCGCTCGTCCTCAAACCTCTCGTCAACAACGTCGCGAGCGTTACCGAGTCTCAATGGCTCACGATTTACCGCGCTTATCCCGTCGCGGCCGTCGAGTTCGCTTATGACAATTCGACACAACGCGGCGTCAAGGTCCTTTTCAAGGTCTATCCCGACGACACTTCCGGGAACGTCGGGAAAACTTGGAGAATGGGGCCCGTCGTCTAACGGATGAAAAAAGGAGCGAAGGGGAATGAGAGTCCTTCTCGATAAAACGCTTTACGAGGCCCTTGAGATCGAGCTCCCGGACGGCCGCATTATCGCGACCGTCCCGTTTACTCCGCCCGTCCTTCGCGCGATCCGCGACTTGGACAAGGCCCGGAGAAAGGGAGAGATCGACGGTCCGGACGCGATCGTTAAGCAAATCGCGCTTATCTATGGGATCGAGGAGTCCGAGGTCGAAAAAATCGACTCTCGGATCCTTAACGACATTTTAACGCGCGCGTCCGAGAAAATGTCCGAGGGCATGGGAGCGAAACAAGCGCCGGCGGAGCCTCTGCCGGCGGACGTCCCGGCGAACGAGGCCGGCCTCCAGGATCCCGCGGGGGATCCCGGGCCGGCTCCGGATCCCGGCGGAGAGGAAAAAAACGGGTTAGGGCCCGCGTCCGAGCTCTAGGCGAGATCGGCGCGGCCTTTCCCGTTTCGCTCCTTTACGAGCGGGCCCTCAATCTCGATATCCGCGACTTTGCCGCGCTCTTGGGCGAGGCGAGGCGGATTGAGCTCCAAAGGAAAAGAGATCTCTTGATCGCCCTCCGGACGGCTCAAGCGACGGACGAGGTTTTTAACGACGCGATCTCTCTTATCGACGACGCGATCGGCGACCTCGACGGAACGCGCGAGAAAAAAATCCTCGATACTTGGGCCGAGCTCGCGGCTCAAAAGGAAGGATAACCCATGTTTGACGTCGGCGCGATCGTCGCTCGGATGGATCTCGCCCTCGACGGATGGAATAAATCCGTTGATAAAGTCAAGGGCGATCAAAAAACAATCGGCGGAGGGATAACCGGCGTCGGGAAGCAGTTTACCTCCGCCGGCGTAAAAATGGCCGCGGCCGGGACCGCCGTCGCCGGCGGGCTCTTTGCGATGGCAAAGGCGACCGCGAACGCGGGCGACGAGCTCGCGAAACTCTCGACGCGGACCGGGATTTCAACGGAGATCCTTTCGTCTTATAAGCGGACGCTCGACCTCGGAGACTCCTCCGTCGAGGAGTTCGCGAAAGGTATGAAAACGCTCGGGGAGGTCATGGTCGACGCGGCGAACGGAGACGAGCTCGCGACGCAAAAACTCGCGGCGCTCGGCGTAACCGCGACAGACTCCTCCGGGGCCCTCCGGCCGCTCAATGACGTTTTTCTTGACGTCGCGGACTCCGTCTCAAAAATGGAGGACGGCGCGTTGAAAAATACGCTTGCAATCGACGTCCTCGGGAAGTCCGCGCTCGGGCTCCTTCCGACTTTAAACATGGGAAAACAGGCTTTGATTGACGAGGGAGACGCGGCCGCGAGAATGGGCCTTATCTTCTCAAAGGACGCCGCGGCCTCGTCCGAATTATTAAACGATACAATTTCGGATCTCGGCCTTTCGTTTAAAGGAGCGACGACTCAATTATCAATTGCACTTATGCCGGCGATTACGGCGATCACTGCGAAAGTTTCCGAGGTCGTCCAAAAATTCACGGCATGGACTCAAGCAAATCCCGGGCTCGCGGCCGCAATTGTTAAGGTTGTCGCGGGCGCGGGAGCTCTCCTCGCGGGCCTCGGGACGGCCTCATTAGTTATCGGAAAAATTATCGGGCTTTTCGGGACCTTGTCGACCGCGATCCACGGCGCGACCGCGGCGAAGCTCGCCTCCGTCTCCGCTTGGGGCGTCGTTATAGGGCTCGTCGCGACGTATGCGATCAAGCTCCAGGAATTAAGCGACGCCGAGGACTATGT